GATGATGGTTAACGTTCCGCCGCAATTGGCAGACGCACCTCCACCAGCTGAGCCGCCGAATAAGGAAGTGGCGGATGCAGTTGCAGCTGCCGTGGAATCGTCAGGAAACTCTGAAAAGTCTCCCGCGGTGGAGAAAGCGGAGAAGTAAATATGGCAAGTAAGGCGGAAGTTAAAGAAGCGGGAATTCGTATAGGTGTTAATCAAATTATCACCTACGCAGGTCTCGTTCCTATTTTCTGGTTCATCATCCAGCCCATTCTGGTGAGTGCGTTGGCTGAGGAGATGCAACAGTCAATTGAACAGACAGTTGCGAAGCAGGTGGACCCGATCAACAGTGCCTTCGTCGCCTTGCTGCAACGGGACATCAACGCCACGAAAAAGGACATCGCGGCGTTGAAGTTCCGACAACGACAGGATGAGGACTGGACAGTAGATGACGCAGAGTATCTGGCAGACTTGGAGATTCAATTAGCTGCGCTGGAGGAAGCGAAAGAAGCCCTTCTGGCAAAAGAGAATACAAGCTAATGAATCTGACACTGGAGAGATTTAGTTATGCACCATCGGAAACTGAGGGTGTGCTTAATTTGTCTACTCATGATCTGGCTACTATTGAACGTCCGTGGGTGCCTTGGGATTCTCGTGGAGGAAAGCCGTTCGCATCCTGCATTCCGGACGGGGAATACATACTTGACCCTTGGACACGACCGAACAGAGGTGAAGTATATATTTTGTCGAACCCGGAATTGGGTGTGTACAGATTGAAAGATGACAGGCCGCGTGAATTTGGTCGTTATCTCGTGCTTCTGCATATTGCGAATTTTGTGGGAGACATTGTTGGCTGTGTTGGACCGGGAACTCGGCGCACAGTAATGAGAAATCGTAAAACAGGAGAGTACGAACGTGCAGTTGCAAGCAGTGGTGAAGCAATGAAAATCATCACTGAACAATTAGGACGTGAGGAAACTCATCGTTTAACTATCCGCCCAAGATGCGGAACAGGGGGAACGACATGAATACAATTATAGGCGCGCTTATCGCAACCATCATAGCCATGGCGACGGCAGCACTGGCACTGTTGAGTGGACCGGACGTCACTTCTTTGAGTGACATCTCCGGTCTCCAGTGGACCATATTGTTGATTGGTGGCTTGATCACATTCGGTAAAGACTTCCAAGCGATTTCTGCCCGACGTTTGGTGAATAAAGTCACAGGCACGGGTGATGGAGGTATCTAGTATGAACCACGTAATCGTAGGAGTGCGTCAGTATCAGACGTTTTATCTACTCGCAATTATGCTCTTGCTGCAAGCATGTGCAGGAGCGAATCCGATTGCGAAGGCAGAGACAACTGAACAGAGGGCGTACGCTACGTACGGCACATTCGTGATCATCGAGGAGCAGGCTGCGAAGCTGGTCTCCAGTGGACAGATTCCGGACAGTGCTGTGCGTGCCATCGCACGTGCAGATTCACAAGTGAAGTCAGTAGCAGATTCCCTGCTAGATGCGACGCTCGAATTCACAGTGATTCGGGCAGAGTTTGAAGCTGGCGGAACAGGGGAGGAGAAATTCGTTCGAGCTATGAATGAGCTAAACAGCTGGATCGAACGAGCGAGACCCCTCATCGCTAACTTAATATCCGCTGTGAAAGGAGCTGAGTAATGGGCATTGTAGAACTTGCCTTAGTGGCGATAAAAGGACTGTCCGTGGTTCTGAACAATCCTGCAGTCGGCGGTAAAAGTAGTGTCCAGTTTCAGGATGCTTCCGAGCTGCTTGCATTACTGGGCGAATTGCTGACGCGTGGTGATGAAGCTCACGATGAGCTTGTTGCGTTCACGAAGGTCGTGGAAGGTATGGCAGCTCAAGGGCGGCAACCTACACGAGCAGAATGGGACACTCTCCGCGGTCGTAGCGACGCTGCTCACGACATCATTCAGGAAGCAGCAGCAGCCACAGAAGAAGAAGAGACGGAGCAAGTCTTTTTGGAAGAACTGACCAAGGCTGAGTTGTTAGCACTGGCAGCGGAGGAGGACGTCAATGTTCCTTCTTCTGCAACGAAGGCTGAGATCATCCAACTGTTAGAGATTAACGGAGAGGAATAATCCATGGCTGTCTCGATGACATTCGATTCGCTTCAGGAAGATATGCGTAAGTATCTGGAGCGAGGTACTGCTGTCGATCCGACCGTGTTCGAGCAGCTCCCCAGCTTGATTAATCTGGCTGAAAGGGAGCTGGCGAACCGGTTGAAAATCTTAGGATTTGTAAAGGTCGTCACAGATACGTTTGGTGTCGGGCAGTCCGTGGTGCCGAAGCCTAATCGATGGCGTGACACGATTTCGATCAACTTCGGGGTGGGAACCGAGCAAAAGAGGACACCACTGTTTGCTCGTTCTTACGAGTACTGTCGGCGCTATTGGCCGGATGAAGACGTCACCGCGCAGCCCAAGTTTTACGCGGACTATGATTACTTCAACTGGCTGATAGCACCGTCAGCGGATCTTGCGTACCCGTTTGAAATTAATTACTGGGAGTTGCCTGCACTGCTGGACGATACGAATCAGACGAACTGGACGACGGACTTTGCCCCGAACTCCTTGCTTCATGGTGCGTTGTTGCAGGCGACTCCCTTTTTGAAAAATGATGAACGCATTCCCACGTGGGAAGCCATCTACGAAAAAGATGTTGCAATACTCGAGGCGCAGGATGTTAAGCGCATCATCGATAGGAACGTTACGAGGGAGAATGTCTGATGGGTTACACCGACGTCTTTGGTGGAGAAACAATCTTCCCGTCGCAGCTTAGTTATCTCTTAATTACTACTGCCATAGATATCGAACTGCAGTGGCCGCGTGAACAACAGATCGAAGGTCAGAATGTTGTCGCGGACTTCTTGGACATCGACGCTACGGCTGGTTCGCTTAACATCAGCATGCCGGATGCCCGTAACACTTCCACGGGTAATAAAACCACAGTCAATAACGTGGGCTCCAATGATTTCGACATAGTCGATAACACGGGGGGACCGATTGTAACTGTAGAGCCGGGTAAGCAATGGGTTGTTGTTCTCACTGATAACTCGACTCAAGCTGGCGCGTGGTCAACCTTTCAGATGGGCGCTACTGTTTCTACGGCACAAGCTGCCGCACTGGGTGGTGCGGGCATCAAACCTATTTCGAATACGTTGAATCAGAAAATCGATTCTGATGAAGAGTCGTCGTCGCCAGTTACTGTTGTCGATGGCGACCGAGCTAAGTGTCTGATTTGGATATCAGGTGCAGGACAGGTTGATCTACCTGATCCGGGCGTGGTTATGGACGACTGGTTCTTCATGATCCGTAACTCTGGTACGGGTACGTTGACGATTACACCTCCGTCCGGACAGATTGATGGTTCTTCAGACATCACTATTGAACCGAGCGGCAGCACGTTCATCTTCACGGATGGCACGGACTTCTTCACCATTGGACTCACGCAGTCTTCAGTGATTGGATTCGACTTCGTCTCGATTCCTGTTCCGGGGTCAGGTGACTTCGTCTTGTCTGGCGCGAACGTAGATCGCATCTCGTATCGCTTCACAGGTGCATTGACAGGCAACCGACGCATCGTCGTACCAAATACCACGCAGCAGTACTGGTGTGATAACCAAACAACTGGTGCCTTCCAGTTAACAATTTCGACGAATGCGCAGGCCTCACCTCCGGAACTGGAGCAAGGTGAGACTGCAATTTTCTACAGTGACTCTGTTGATGTAATCAATGCAGTAAATGCCACTTCAATTTCGCTTCCACTCTCGGTCGTGCAGGGTGGTACCGGTGCGAACAACCCCACCGATGCGCGGAATAATTTGGAGGCTGCACATGACGAGTTAGACATGATCGCAGGAGATGGTCTGATCGGTGGTGGTCTCCTTCAATCAGACCTGACATTTGCTGTGGGTGCAGGAGTAGGTGTTGGCGTCAACGCCGACGATGTCTTCCTTGACTACACCACTGTCACGACAGCAGTGCCTGCTTCGGGAGACTTCATAGCATTTCAAGATATCGATGACACTGACATCACGAAGAAGGCGACAATCTCTGACATCCTCACGGCAATTCCAACCATTGCTAATGAACTGGTAGATATCTCTGCCAATGTACGCGTGAGAGCTGAAACCGGCGGCAGAGCAGAACTGCGAAGTGACGGTAATACAGATGGTGAAGTCCGTGAGCTGGTAGGAACTCATCAGGATGGGACTGTCGTCTGGGGACTCGGTCAACCTACTGTTTCACCTGATTTTGTAATTGAAAACCAGCTGACTGGTGGAGCTATCGAACTCAGGTCTGGTCCTTCGTCCAGCGTTGCCATGTATGCCGCGGGTACATTACGAGCAATTGCTTCAACGTTGGTAGGTCAGTTCGACATATATGCTGATGGCAATACTGCCACTGAGCAACAACTACTTTCACTCAGAGACTCTTCGGGTAATGCCAAAGGTGTCTGGGGTTGGACCAGTACCGAAGCTAAGATGCACATAGCAAACCACATCAACGGACAAGAGTTTGAGCTTAAAGGGTTTGATTTTGGTGGCAATCCTCGCACGTATCTCTTAGCTGATCCCGACATTGATGTGAAGCTGTTTCATGATGGGGTAGAAACCCTCAGAACGGCTGCGGCTGCGAGTGGGGGTGCTGAGGCTAACAATCTATCAACCGGAGCAGGATTTGAACGAGTACTGACCACATCAGATCTTGGTGGTGGTGGATCTGTGTACCGAGGATGCAAAGCGTATCGGTCTTCAACTCAGAATTGGCCTCTGAATAATACTCCGAACTTCTCAATCCCCGGTCTCGGTGCTGGTGCTGACGAGGTAGCGGTCTCGTTCAACTTCAACCTGACGGATACGGAAGCGCTCCTCGTTCACAATCCCGCCATCAACCCCACTCGATTCACTGTACCGCCGGGAATAACTAAGGCAATCATTCGTGCTGGATACGGAATACAAGGTGACACGTCCGGCGGCTATCGTCACATGCGCATAAGAAGGAACGGTGGTTATCTTTCCACTGGTCTAGGTCAAGGGTCTTACATTATGCACAACACGAACAGTGCCGCCGGGTCTGGCAGTTGGTGGGGAACGCAGTTCAACACCGGAGTTCTTGATGTGAATCCGGGAGATTTCTTTGAAGCGTACGTGTTGCGTCAGAATTCCAGCGGCTTCACGGTGTTCAGTTCAGTCTGGATGGAACTGGAGTTACTACTATGAGCACACTTATTCTTTTACCGGGACACAACTTCGAAGCTCTTAATGACTTCGCAGGTAATGAAGGCCTGATGACGTCTTGGGATGAAACTACTCTGGAACTTGAGATGCCTGCTATTGATCAGGCAACTGCCGATCAGGCACTGATTGACTACATCGCTGATCAGGCAAACATCGACGCTGACTTTGTAGATAAGAGAGCCGATCAAGCGAAGGACCGAGCAAAGGACGAGTTCGATGAGAAAGATGACCTGACTGCACTCATCAAAGTCATGGTTGAGGAACTCAACGTGCTACGTGCTCTGCACGCTCTTCCGGATCTGAACTTCGGTCAGGTCAACGCAGCCATCAGGAGCAGAATCGGTAATCCATAATGGCTGAGCAACCTGCACTCCTCGTCTCGTCACCCGGTATCAAACGGGACAGTACTCGTTTTGACAGCGAGCACTACATCGACGGTCAGTGGTGCAGGTTTCAACGTGGCAAGCCAAAGAAAATGGGGGGCTACCAGCAGGTCACTGACACGGTGCCGGAGATTACTCGCGGCATGACTAGTTTCTCCGAAGATAATATTCAGTACCTGCATCTGGGTCATCCGATGACGCTTGGGCAATACCAAGTCTCGAACGGTACGCTAAGTATTTTCGCCGACCGCACGCCGGTAGGTTTCAATGACGATATCAACAACCTGTGGCAGTTCGATGTCTTCGCCGACACGGAAGGAACAGGTAACCATATCCTCGTTGCGCATGCTGCACAGAATGCAATCGAAATAGATAACTCAATTGGTGGCGACATCTACATCGATTCCATGACTGCAACTACTCAGCTTTCAACAGCTGGCTTACATGCGGATTGGAATGCTAATGAGGGACCCGTAAGCGGAGGTATTGTTGTCAGCGGTGTGTACATATTCGCATACGGTAGTGGCGGGCTTATTCTCCAGTCTCAACCCAATGATGTGACGTCTCAGCCTGTCGCATTTAATCTTGGCGTACAAAAGATTGTTAAAGGCCTTCCTCTTCGAGGCGCAGGTCAGGGTCCTGCAGTTCTGATGTGGGCATTGGACTCACTCATTCGAGGAACGTTCGTGCCGGGTCTGGGACCAAACTTTGCGTGGGACATCATTGCGAGAGGCATCACGGTATTGAGTTCGCAGGGCATCGTCGAGATGGACGGCATTTACTATTGGCCGGGAGTGGATCGCTTCCTGATGTTCAATGGTGTCGTGCGTGAAATGCCCAACGACATGAACCAGAACTGGTTCTTCGACAACCTCAACTTCAATCATCGAAACAAAGTTTTCGGTTTCAAAGTACCTCGCTACGGTGAGATCTGGTGGTGCTATCCCCGTGGGAATGCAACTGAGTGCACCCACGCAGTGATCTTCAATGTGCGTGAAGGATATTGGTACGACACCGCGCTTCCTGATTCTGACGATACCAATCAGGGACGAACAGCAGGCATCTTTGCAGACGTGTACAAACGTCCGTTCATGGTAGACAACGAGAAAACTTTTAACGGTCGTACACTGTGGCAACACGAGACAGCGTTCGACAAGATTCGCACCTCGCAGATCAGTGCTGTTCAGTCGTTTTATGAAACGCATGAGATGTCTCTGCTCGATACTGGGCAGAGTACTAAGTCAGTTCATTGTGCGCGAATCGAACCCGACTTTGTACAGATCGGTGACATGACTGTGACCTTGAAGGGACGTGCCAATGCGAAAGCTACAGTGACCGAGGCAGGTACCCGGACCATCTTCGAAACACCTTCCACACCCGACGAAGAAACTGTGAAGTTCAAAGACGTGCGCCGATTGATGAGCTTCAGGTTCGAGTCGAACACGGGTGGAGGGAATTACGAACTGGGCAAGACGTTTGCACACATCGAACCTGCTGACGGAAGGGTTGAGTCATGACTGTCATCGATCCCCGCGGTTTCAAAGATGTAATCACGTGGGCAGATTTCATGTCCGGTGCACTGGGATTCTTCACTGATCCTGTGGCTGGATCAGATGAGCAGTTTGAGCGTTTGGACGATCCAGAAAAATGGCAGGATTGGGCAGCTGGTGTGTTCGGAGGAACAGATGCCCTTGGGCAGGACGTACCAGATCCGTTCGCATATGATGACTGGCGCGAGTGGGCAGAAAGACTTTTCGCAACTTCAAATTTTACAGGATAGAGCGATGCCAAACGGTAACAGGACACGGGGTAAAGAACTGGTTGGTCAGGGGCGAATGCTCGCAGGTGTATCCCGCGGAGAAGGCATGGCAGCACTCGATCCTAATCGATCCAGACTGGCAGCTGGACAGGAGTCTGCTCGACGCATGATGGAAGGTACGATGATGCAGAACCAAGGAAGACAAGATCCGTATTCAGACCTTGGACGCTACGTTCGGTCAGGGAGAATCCCGCAACAGCAAAACCAACAAGCAATGGCTGACACCATAGGTGCTAAAGGTGGGCTGGCTGCGATGATGAAATCGCAGGGCGCATCAAAATCCATGGTCAAGGATGTGGAGAAAATCGAAGCTACTCCGGGCGGCAAGGAGTTGCTCTACACGGTCGCTGCTGAGGAGCTGATGGGGAAGGCAGGCGTGCCGAAGAAAGACGCCAAGAAAGTTCGTCTCTACAAATACGGTGGTGCAGTCGAGCAAGCCTACGCTAAGGGTGGCGACGTTAAAGCTGCAGCAGCAAAGGCACGAGCTGGTGGACGTGGCGAAGATGAGATGCTGGTCCACATGACCGAGGACGAGTTCGGTGTCATCAAAGGCATGTGGGGCGAACCGGATATTAATCCAAACACGGGATTACCTGAGTACGGCTTCCTGAGCAAGCTGTGGAAAGGCGTCAAAAAAGTTGTGAAGAAAGTTGTCAGCTCAAAAATCTTTCAGGTCGTCGCACCTATCGCACTGTCAATTTTCGCGCCGGGGCTTGGCACTGCTCTTGGCGGCATGATAACTGGAGGAGCTGCGTCCGGTGTCGGAGCTTCCATGTTGGGTAACGCTCTTATACGGGGCGGATTGAGTGCGGCTGGTGGTGGTGACTTCCGAAGCGGAGCAATTTCCGGGGCTATCTCTGGAGGACTTGGTTCAGTAGCCGGTAAATATGTCGGCAAGATTGCTGGCGATACCTTGTCCGACCGGACTGCAGAAATTATTGGCTCCAGCTTAGCAAGTGGCGCAGGCGCTGAATTGACTGGCGGAGAATTCATGGAAGGTGCAGTCGCTGGAGGTCTCAGCGAATACATGCGTCCCGGAATAGAAAAGATTACTTCAAGGGGTCGCGAGGCACTTGGATTCCGTGAGCCTCTGGAAGGTGAGGTCTTGGGCGTACGTCAGGTCGCTGCAGAAGATCTGCCGACAGACGAGCTGGGGGAGATCGATCTCTCAACACTTCCGCAGCCACGGGGTGGGTTAGAAGACGTTACTGCCGGTGCGGGTGTGGTCGGTGGTGGGGATAAACAACAACAAGCGGCTGTGGCGCAAGCAACCCCTGCGACGGGTGGTGCACAGGAGCCCAGCCTGATAGATAAATACGCGTTCCCTGCACTGATGGCTGCTGGCGCACTGGGTGGTGGCGAATACGAACCGGGTCCGCCTCCTGCGTTGCCGGAAGGCTGGGACGAACCATTGCCGCTCTACGATATGAATCGGCAGTTCCAAGGCATGGACCCCGGTGGGTATTACACGTACGGACAGGCAGGTGCACCCCAGTCCGGACAACATCTGTTCATGGACCCACAGCCGTTCGCCGGAGTGCCCCAAGACCCGACAACCCCAACCCCCGGAGCTGGGGGCGAGATGCAAGCCATGATCGCAGCTGGTCAGCCGGTGCCTGCCAACATGGTAGGAATACAGGGACCGCAGGCCTTGGTGCAAGCGGGCTACACCCAAGACCCCGGCACAGGTAACTGGAATCCTCCGCAGCTGGGAGCAGGCTTGCCACAGGCTCGTGGTGGTTACCAGCGTGGGGGTGAGTTTGACTACTGGTCGCAGAATGCCGACGTCCCTGCTGCAGCGCCCTCAGTGAGCGCTCAGGGACGTTATGTTAAAGGGCCGGGTAGTGGCAGGTCGGACGACATCCCTGCACGCCTGAGCGACGGTGAGTACGTCATGGACGCAGAAACGGTAGCACTCTTGGGTGACGGATCTGGTGACACAGGCGCTCAACGACTCGATGAGATGCGTCAGAATCTCCGGAAGCACAAAGCGACGAATCTCAAGAAGGGTGGCTTCAGCCACAAGGCGAAACAGCCGCACCAATATATGGCACGAGGTGGTATGGCAAAACTGCGTCGAGCGATGACCGCATCAGGGAGAGTGTAAATGGGCGCGAACTTAGACTTCCTTTTTGAAGGAAAACCTCCACAGTCGGTCACAACCTACGGGCAGACCGTAGAAGGTACTCCGAAATGGATGTCGGATTACACGCAGGGACTGATCGCACGAGCGAACGCTGCGGCGGCTGAACCTTACATCCCGTACGGTGGTCCGCGGATCGCGGGCTTCACGCCGGAACAGCAGGATGCATTTGGACTTGTTGAGCAGAATATCGGTGCGTGGCAACCTTACATGGAGGCTGGAGCCCAAGGTGTTGCTGGAGGCTTAGAAGCTGCCGGAGGTATGCGCGGTAGAGCGCAACCGTACATCGATGCGGCGAGCGGGAAGTGGACTGATCCCGGCGTCGTCGAAGACTACATGAGCCCGTACATTGGTAACGTGCTCGACCGGCAGGAACAACTTGCTACTCGTACTCTTGAAGAGAAATTCCTTCCCGGCTTGCAGGGTGCATTCGCAGGTGCAGGACAGCTGGGTTCACGAGGTGGCACTGGCTCGATGGAAGACATCGGTGTGCAGGGTATGAGGGATATTCAAGAGGGACTCGAAGCGCAACGTCTTGAAGCACTTCACGGAGCGTACGGTCAGGCAGCTGACATTCGCGGGCAGGACATTACGAGTGCACGGGAACTGGCACGTGTATCTGGTGCCCTCGATGAGGCTCAGGCTGGTGCACTGTATCAAGGTGCTGACGTAGCAGGCCGCATGGGCGAAGCAGCTTCAGGCTTGGGTTACACAGATGCTGCAGCACTCGAAGCTATCGGTCGCCAGATGCAAGGAATGGATCAGGCGAGTATCGATCTTGCGTATCAGGATTTCTTGGAGCAACGTGACTTGCCATGGGATCGTCTCGGAAAGATGTCAGAATTGATTCGTGGCTTGCCGCCATCATTTGTACCGAGATCACAGACACGCACCGATGTTGGACCCGCGTCGGTTTACCAGCCATCACCGCTGTCACAAATCATCGGTGGCTACGGTGTGTACCGCGGACTCAGTCCGGGTCAAGCTGAGGGCGGCTACATTGAGCCGGAAGAATATGCAATAGGAGGTCTTGCCAAAGCAGGGTGGCAAACGATGTATAACTTGGGAAAAGCGGGTGGGGCGGACTGAGCCGCTGGGCTCGCTCACTCCGTCCCGACCCAAGCAATAGCATAGGTGTTATAGGTGGGCATACATTGTTTCAAGACGATTCGGACGAAGGCCCCAAGCGTGACTTGAAGTGGAAACAGGATTAACGGTGGAGTAAGAAAATGCCAGAACATGAAGAGGAAGCGATCCCTGTTAACCAGCTTATAGAGCGTGTTGTCGATCCAACACCGGGACAGAATCTGCCGAAGATGATCATGGAACATCGTGACCAAGCTTTGGAAAGATTACGTGTAGGTCAGGATGAGATGCAGGCACGTCACGTAAGGCAGAGAAAAGACGCTGAACAGGCTAAATGGTTCTCGCTCGCGCAAGGTATGTTGGCACCAACAAAGACCGGTGGCTTCGGTGAATCACTGGGTACGACTGCGGGTTTGATGCGTCAAGAAGCATCTCTGCGTCAACAACAAGAACAAGCCATGGCGGAAGAAGCAATGGCATATCAGGAGCAGGAAGCGGGTATCGGGGCAGGGGCTATCGAGCAACTGACGGACGTTGAAGAGATGCAACACAGAGCAAGCCAAGCTGGTCGCCCACGTGTTGCGGGACAGACAAAGATTTATAACGAAGACGATCTTCGTGCCTTCAGAGCCGGTGAAGAAAATCCAGCCACGGGTGAGAAGTGGAAACGTGAAGACATGCGCATCAACTGGGTGAATGCGAAGTTGATGTCAGACGGCAAAACACGATATGAGATCGCTGGTTCAGAGGGAGGAGAACCCTTCCAAGTTGTCGATGAAGATGCTGACCCGCAACTGGCAGCTCTGCTGGCAGCGGCAACGAAATCCGGCACACTGGGTACCGAAAACATCATTATGGATGCACGGGCAGGCTTAGATGTCATGCAATCGGTACGGAATTATCAGAAGGCAGGGACACTACTGCAGAATCTGGTGAATAATCCCAGTGGGCTGCGAGAGAAGGTACGTACGTTTGCTCAGTGGGTTGGTCTTTCTGAGGAGCTTGTTCCGGACAATGTCTCACTTGCTCGTTTGCAGGGTCTCTTCGGTGAACAGGTTCTCAATGATTTAGGTCGCCTTACGGGTACGAAGTCTAACTTCGAGTACAAGAAGGTCGAAGCCAACAATGCAAACTTGGGTGGGAACGTCGAAGAGAATATGGGCCTTGTTATGGACAGTCTTGCAGCCCTGCATAGGGTCATTGACGAGGGAGAGAGAGCAGCGGGTGCATTAACTGGCGTTCCGGGTATCAATCAGGACTATATGCTCAATCGATACTCACGTTTCCGAGATGACCAAAAACAAATGCAACTGTCACAAGAGGAAGACAGTCGCGTGCCGGTCCCCGGAGCAACCGATGTTTTACTGCAGCAGATTAAAGCCCTTGGTGAGGGTGCAAGTAAAGAGGATCACGACAAGGTTCTTAATATGTTCACGGAAACGAAGGGTTGGGATATTCCGGAAGAAACGAAGATCGAGCTGCGTAAGCTAGGGGTTGGGATCTGATGGCTACGACAGAAGAAGAACTGTTACAACAATTGGCACAGCTTGAAGCCACTGCTCCGCCGGGTCCGGAACCTGTTCCAATTCCGGAGGAGCAGCAACTGGAACTGCGATCAGACATTGCGGCAGCAGGTAAAGAACAAGAGCTGGAAGATATCGCTGCCATGGAGCCTACTCCGATAGACCCGTATGCAGAGGTCGAGAAACGTTACGAGACGGAGCGGATGTTCATCGATCCGTACGCTCGACTTGCTCCCGGTTATGAACCACCCCCAGAACCTGAATTCCCTAGCCCTTTTCCGATGGAACCGGGAACATCACGTGCATCACTTCAGTTGCCTGAGTTAGTGGAGACCGGGACCGGTGCGTTTTTACCCCCAGAGTTACCGGGTTTAGCAAAAGCTGGAATCACTGCTGCGATGCTGACGACGACTGATCCGAATGAGATCGCGGAGATGTTTACCCAAACCTACACCGATGACAACGGTGTAGAAACGCCAGTGTTTCCTAATGTAGGGATAGCAACTGCACCGGATGGCACTCTCATTGTTGCCAATAATAAAACCGGGAAGCAAGCTATCATCAATCGTCCGGGGATTAGTGGCATGGATATCCTTCAGTTGATGGGACTGGGCACGACGTTTACTCCAGCTGGGCGAGTGTCAGCAATGATGTCAGCACCTGCCCGGTCACTGGCTGCAAAAGCTGCGACAGAGACAGCTAAAAAACTGGCACTGAAAACAGCAAGGAGACGTGGTGCCGGGACAATGATGGCAGGCTCAGGTGTAACCGAGGCAGCGTTACAAGGGGGACAAGAATTAGCTGGTGGTTCATTCGATCCGGGTGATGTTGCTCTCAGCACTGTTGCAGGTGCGTTGCCTGACTACGCCCTCGATCCTCTTGTACGTGCGGGTACCAAACTGCCTGCAGTACTACCTGTAGTAGGACAGAAAGTGGAACAAGTTCTTGCTGCCACCCCCGGTGGTAAGAGCATCATGGATGCATTGAGGTTCGCAAAAGAAACAGGTCGAAAGATTCAAACTTCGGATGCATTAGCGGAGCACTTGACGCCTGCGATGAATATCTTCTTCAAGATTACAGAGCGTATTCCAGTCATGGGTACAGGTGGAGCACGCGTCACGCAGAGAGCCCAACGCGCCGACGCTCTTACTGAGATTGCCGACAAATTTGGCATCGACATTGAAGGGGAATACGGTAAAGAAGTCATAGAAAGTTTCGTTGATCGAATGATCCTGCGACGGTTCTGGGGAAAAAACGAAGAAGTCTTTCGTTTCAAGCCAAGCAGAATGAAAGAAATGTTAAAGCGTGCGTATCAGAAAGAGGGGGAGGAAATTGAGTCAGAGATTCTCAGCCGTTACATTCGCAAGGGGAAAATCAACGAAGACATTGTAGACACAGTACTGGATGCTGGTAACACCAAACAGCTGAGCGAGATGCTGAACAAACTGCTACCTGAAGGTAAAGAAGCTGCCAAACAGCGCTTCATAGCCAGAGGATTGGAGCGGGCAGGCTGGACACCAGAAGCCCCCATCAATGCAGACCCCTCTAAGTTCATGGCATATCTCAACAGTCCTTCAGCCCGCAAAGTCATCAAGACTATGTTCGATGAAGTTGATCAGGATGTCTTGGTTGGTGCCAAAGAATACCTGCGACTTACTCTTCCTGCACAGACGGCTGGCAAGGGTGCAGGTATGGCTGCAGCAATGGCAGGTGGTGCAGGTTTTGCAATAGGTATTCTTGATGCGGTGGTAGGTGCCGGTTTCCTAATGGGGCGTAGTGGTGCAGTAATGCAAAGTGCCACGGCACGAAACTTCTTGTTGAAAATGGCTCATGCAAAAGGTGATGAGAAATTAACCGCATCAATCATGGCAGAGGCGCGACCATATTTCGTAGCTCTAGAGAATCAATGGAAGCAGGAGAATTGGGAGTTGCCTTCGATGGAAGTCACGCAAGATATGCTCATGGAAGAAGGCACCAGCGCAATGGATGCATTGAAAGCAAGAGGTATAGAAGTGGGTGAACAAATCATGACTGCTCCGCAACGTTTAATGCAAATGCTGGGGGGTGGCGAAGAGTAATGCCTGCACGACGACTGACAAACGGGAAGAAGAGACAGTTTGTGCGTAACAACGCAGGACATCTGCTGGCTGAACAACACCGTCTGTTTCTCCCTGAACACCTCGATCAGGTGCGTGCGATTGCAATGCGAGGCATCAGTGAAGAACAGATGTCCGAAATCTTTGACATCAGTCGCAAGCAGATGGGTAAGTGGAAAGCACAGTACCCGTTGTTCAAGGACGCGCTCGAAGCAGGTTACACCGACGCTGATGCTGCAGTGCTGGGCGCGTTGTACCAGAGTGCTGTCGGTTACACGCACGACGAAGAGAAAATTTTTCAGTGGGACGGAGAGATTGTCCGTGCCGAAACGGTTAAGCATTACAAGCCCGACGTGTCAGCAATTAAATTGTGGCTGACCAACCGGCAGAAAGAAAACTGGAAGGATCGTCATCACACGAACGTGTCTGGTAAGGATGACAACTCGCCCATCGGTATCCGTGACGAGACAAAGATGGAGGTTATCTCCAGCATCCTGTCACTGATCAAACCGAAACCAGACAACGTGACCATCGACGGCAGAACGGGAGAGGTGGACGATGGCTGACCCTGTACTAAGACGTCCGGGACTGTTGGGTCCACCTGAAAAGCCGACTGCAGATGAATCGATGCAGGAGTTCCTTGATAAAGCTGCTTTGGCTACGGCAGCAGTGCCTATTGCTGGTGACATTGTAGGTGGCGCAGCTGATGTGGGGCATCTTATTGAAGACCCTTCATTAGGGAATGCAGGGCTTCTTGCTGCGGGATTAATACCGGGAATTCCGGCAGGTGCCGTACTACGTGAAGCTGGAGCGTTTGCAAAAAAACTTACCCCTTCTGAAGGGAAATTCTTTAAAGAGATTCTAGATAGTCCTGCCGACAGGCGCGAGTTATTGGAAGAGGTACCCGGTATTCGTTTCGAAGGTGAACGTCTGATTGTTCCGGATGCAACAACAGCAGATAAGCTGGCTAACTACGTAGAAGAAACTGTAATTTTGAATATGGGAGAAGGAGCTAAGTTACCTCCATCGTTTTATAAAGCTGACTTCATTAAGAAGTTCGGAGAACTGGCTAAAGGTGGTGCTGTAAAATCAGCACAGATGACTGCCTTACGTTATGCAGCCGGTGGTTACGTCCGGAGAATATAGAGATGCCATCAAAGACTCCGAAGCAGGCGAGATTTATGCGTGCTGTTGCACACGGATGGAAACCATCTCGTGTCAAAGCACCTCCCGTTAGCGTGGCGAAGGAGTTCGTTGAAGCTGATAAGAAATCCCGAGGTGGTCTTGCTGCTATGAGCAGTGTGGACTCTGGCAGTGAACGACAGAGACCCCTTAACCAGCTTGGATGGGAGGAAGGTGGCGACGTTGATTACCAAGTAGAACCCGGAGTGTACGAGGCACCAAACGTTGAAGAAATGGGTCCTGCATTGGAACAGATGTTTTCTGACATGGAAGATATAAGAAAAGCTCGTCAGAGCGCGGACATCGACTACACGTGGGACAAAACTACATCGGACCCCGAAGTCCAGACCGATATGGATGACAAACTGGCAGAGATGAGCGGACCGGAACAGGTAGATTTCGTCAAGCCGCGATTACTCAGCGCCATGGAAAAAATGAAAATCATCGGTGAGTCGCCGACGTTTAAAAATTACTCGATTGCTCAATACATGGATCAGAAACACCAAGTACATCTGTGGCGAAGTTTGTGGACCAAAGCACTGCAGCAGCAGGCGCGAGAAGCTGAAGGCGAGGAGAAAGGTATGCGCAGGGGAGGTCGAGTTATTCCATTGCAACCGGGTACCAGTGGTCACATAAGACGTACTGCTCTTGCAGAACAGGGGTATACATACGATCCCAACACGAACTCGATGCAGGAGCCGGAAACTACTATCGCTGCAGGTGCAGCAGAGACTCCGACTTACGATCCCTACTACGGTGCGGGCAACTACGCCAACGCGTGGAATCTTGGGTCGATGCCTTGGCGCAACTGGGAGAATTACCAACCAGACGGTGAAGGAGGCTATACATTTGAGCCCCCGGAAGACTGGTATGACCCCGGAGGAGGAGGTCCCGGTGGTCCCAGTGAGCCACCTCCAAGAATTATTCCGACCGATCCTGCGGCTTATGTAGGTGCGTCATCCGACACGTCAGGTCGAGGAAGTGAATACCGAAAACAATTACGTAAACATCAGAACAGAGTTGCAAAAATATTAGGCAGTGCCCGAGGAGGTCACGTGAATTACTATCAAGAGGGGGGAGCAGTACGTCCCGGTCATGCGGAAGGTCCGAATCCTTACAACGAAGCAGATCCACTGCTCCGTAAGTCCTACGCACGGTGGGAGGCAAAGCATCACATTGATCCTGCTCCTCCGCCCCCGCCTGCAGCTGCAGCTCCGGCAGAAGACGTTCCGTGGTGGAAGAAGCTGATAGGCTACGAAGCCGGACCAACACGAACTGAGGAAGAACTTGAAGCAATAGGCGAGGCTCGTGGTGGTCGCATCAATTATCAGACTGGTGGTCTGGCGATAGCTGCGCCTGCTGGTGGAGTGCCACCGTGGATAGAACCGACCGGCATCGATCCCGGATACATGGATGAGCCTCAGGGATATCAGTTCGGTGGGGCAGCTAGAGGGTACCGTGGAGTTCCTCCGCAGAGAACACCCATGCAACCCGGTGGTGGTAGATTCAGTCGTCGTTTCCAGAGGCGAGCGCCGGGTGGTGATGGAATGATGAGTCGTGTTGGAGGCGCACCTCAACGTGGTGGCTTAGCTGCGATGATGCAGCAAGCACAAGCTCAACGAAGTGGACTCACGCCGGGTGGACCCGGTTACACTCCGGGAGGTCCGGGAACGTTCAACGCTGTCCAAGAGAGAGCCCGAGCAGCCATGGACGCACAAAGAGGCGCACCGGGAGGTGGGGCACAGGTTATTGGAGACTTCGGAGGGACAATGGGACCGGATGTAATCACTGATTACTGGGGACCTCCGGGTGGACCGCAAGACCCGTACAGAAATCCGGGTCCAATCGCCCAACGCAAACCAACACCGCGCTTACCACCTATAGGTAGATTGCCTCCTCCCAGTGGTGGGGGCATCCCGCCATGGAAGCAGCCACCGGGTGGTCGCATCGCACCTCCGCCGGGTAAAGACATGGGTGGGAGTGAACCTATACAAGGTGGACCGAGAGTGCCACCGAACATGCAAGGTTACTTACAGAAAATGCGAATGCAGAACCGTCCGCCTAGCGGACCTGTCGGTGGGGGCGGAAACCGTGTCGGGATGCAAGACCAGCAAGGCGCATTCGCAAGGGCGATGCAGAGAGGGACCGGTCGTGCTCCGATGTCACGTCGGATGGCGTTCGGGCGTGCAGGCCCAACCCAGTAGCACCGCAGCCTCGAATGCATTTGCCGTCGGTACCCCAGTGATGAAATAGCCAGTCATTTGCGCAGTGGATGTTCATCGGACTCTCCCTCTATCTGGAGGAAAGCGTTCGGATGGTAAGCCATGATGTCCCGGTGTAGCTCGCGGATCTTATCACGTACTTCTTCTCGATCATCAACTACGATTGCAGGATCGTACTGACGTACCCACTGGACCACTAAATCCGGGCCTTTGATCTTGGTCATGTGGGGTTCGCGCTGTATCAGCTCGACGTGATTCAACAGGTCGTGCGCTTCGAGCCACTGGCGTTCGTGATTGTATTTGTTGACGAAACGAGTGCTGTAAATAATGGGACGCATCCCGTCACGGATGTACTCGTGCACAAGGTCCATGATGTGCTGCCGGGGAGGATCGTGAAGGAGCCCCTTGTAATAGGTCTTCCACGCCTCCCGGTCGCGTCCTTTGTATTTTTCTTCGTTCGCCAGAAGGATTTTTAAGCGAGCACTGTGATCGCTTAACGTCCCCTCCAGATCGATCATGATCATCTGCGTCTCTTGATCTTCTTCTTACGCTTCTTCTTTGTCGGGTTGAACTTCAACAACTGCTTACGCATCTCACTGATAAACTCAATGAGCATTTCGCGGTCGCCCTGATTCGTCAGGCTCACGTCGAAGTGACCCTTCAGCTTGCGCCCCTCCACCTCAAGGGTGCCTTTGCGGTGCTGCTTTAAAAATGCCATGTCTTATTTCCTTTTTTTACGACGCAGGTAGGCTGCTCTGAATCTACATTCGTCAGAGCAGTAGTTCGTGATGGCGAGGCCTTCAAACCTCCTACCACATTCCGAGTTAGCGCACGTTTTCTTGCTGCGCTTGCGCATCATTGCCAGCTGGGCACCGATGCTATCAGTTGGGGCTCTTACTGCCATGGTCCTTTCTCCGAGGGGTTTCACAGATTCCAGTATACACAGATCCGCTTACGTGTAAAGGGAGCTACGTCCCATTTCCACGCTCCATATTTTCGGCCTCAATCGCGTGCTTTTTCAGGGCTTTAGCAAGTTTTCTTGCGGCTTTTGGTGGGTAGCCGACCATATTCGTTTTCTGTGAGAAAATAAGAAGAACGTTGCCGTTCTCTACACCGATAGATGTTTTGAATTCTTCGTCTTCTGTTGATTTTTCGTCAGTCATATTGTCTCCCCACTGGTCCTCGTGGCAGGTCGTCTTCAACTACCGGGAATAAATACAGGAAGTTACCGTCGCCCTCAACTGCAACACGGATAGCCATTGCACCGACCTGCACTGCTTCACGTAACACCTCTTGTACGCTGGTACCGAGCTTGCGGTCGTGTTGAATCATAGCTTGCGCCAGCTCACCTACTTCTTCCATCAACGCAGCAAGTTTGTGCGTGTTCTCAGGGAATGCTTCACGTGCAGCGACTAACTCATCAGTGATCATCTTCATGACCAAACCGTCGGGACTGGTCCAACGTTCTTGGGCCTGTTCGTTAGGTGTTGGGCATTGGCAGAGACTGAGATCACTGCCGCATTCAGTGCAGCATAATGTGTTGTGTTTGTCTCGGTAGGTACAGGTTCGTTCTGTCATCGTGGGTACTCCGCAAATAGTCTGAAGTTAGCGTCTGTTTTAAGTGCATTGTTTAATATCTTGGCTGCTTCTTTGGGTGCACTGCGGTGCACTATCTGCCATGCCATTGCGATCAGGTCGTCGTGTGTTGCACCGTTAAATTGGTCAGCGTCCTTACCATGGATGATGTAGATGGCACCCGGTGTCTCCGCAATGATCCAAACGACACCTCCACATATTAGATTCGATCTGATCCACTTCAGCTGGGATACGTGTAGTCCTTTCTCCTCATCAGGGAAAGGTACTGTTGCTGGACGGTGGTTGGCTTTGAGTTCGATGGTGCCACACCCCTTCTCTCCGATCTGGTACTGAACGTCAGGAAATCCCGGTGCAGTATCTGGAGATTCGATTCTGGAGTAATGCCCTGTGGGCAGAACAATGTCTCTCAACCACTCCCATAAATTTGACTCTTTCATAAAACCGAAATTCCCAGCAAAAATTTGATCAACTTTTCGCAGATTCGCCTTTAGGCAATGAGCGCACGGGGTTTGCGAATTCTCCGCGCACCTTTGCGAGTTGCTCCTCGACGGTGCCGTACCTTTTTCTTACGGTACCGGTCGAGGACAAGTTGCGAGAAGTCTTTTTTCTTCGCAATCGCTTCATAATATTCATCCTCAATTGTGTCGCGTGCCATCAGGAAGAAGTACTTCACCCAGTCCGTGTTCTCCATGTGCATGATGCGCATACGTGATTGTTCGAATGTGATGTGACTGTGATCCCAGCTGTACAATACGTAGGTGTTCGCTGCCGACAGATCGAAGCCGAGTCCACTCTTTACCTGCAATAGCACAAAGTCTACGTCGAACTGTCCGTCCCACTCGTGCTGTCCTGAGATGATTTTGTAAGACCAGTTGAACTCGTCGAACTTGGCAGCGATGGATTCGATCTCGTGCGTAAATCGACAGCAGATGACTGCTTTCTCTTGACCGAAGCCTGACAGCAGCCCCATGAGCCTGTCCAACTTCTCCGTACCGACGGGAACGACAATTCGTTTGCGTTTTTTTTCACCCGGAATTCTCTCCTGATGCAAAAGATGACCACCGCACACTTGCTGTAATTTTTGGATTAGGTGCATGGGCAACGGCACATCAATCGTGATGTCTTCGATGGTGGTTTCCAAATCTTCCTTCAGTTCCTCGTAGATGTGACGGGTGTTGCGCTTAAGATCGAAAAGAATTTTCTTCCTACGTACCTTCACGGGCTGTTTACCCATGGACCTGCGGGCTTCGTTGAACGTGATGCGGTAGCTGTACGTGTGGATCTTTTCCATGATCTCGTCGTCATATCGGTACCCGACGATCACAGGGTATGTTCGTTTATCACGCCGCTGACGTTCTTCGAAAATGATGTAGCGTTCCTTGAAATCAGTGTACGTGCCGAAGATTTCATTCTTCCCGATGAAATCAAATACCGCCCAGTACTGCTCGAAGCCTTCATCAACAGGTGTGCCGGTGAGCGCAAGTTTCCAAACGCAACGCTTGGCGAGTGTACGTGTGAACCGAGACTGGGCTGATCCCGGTTTCTTGATCATGTGTGCCTCGTCGGCAATGATCATCATCTGGACACCTTGTTTTTGCCACCTCAGTGTTTCGGCGTACCACTCTTTCCGGAGCTGCATGTCTTTCACAGGTTCCTGATACGTGATGATGTAAATCTCGCAACCCCAATCGTTGTCGAGATGTTTCTCAATTTCTGTTTCCCACGTCAGGACTGCTTTCTTCGGACAGAGAATGACCAGTACCTCTGGCTTACGTTCATCGACGAGAGCCAGAGATACCAGACATTTCCCCGTGCGTTGTTCAGGAAAAAGAGCGAAGCCGTCGTAGGGCATAGCCGCAGCGACAGCTTCACTTTGATACGGACGAAGTTCCGTCCGAATCATTAGGCCTTCTTCAGCTCATCGAGCGGAATCTCCCACTCGCCTTCTTCGTCATCAACAACGATTGCCACATCGTCCTCGATGCCTTCGATGACACCCTGAATCTCGTCTCCGTCTTCGTCATCGAATACGACACGAGCACCGGGGCGCAGAGCCTTGCCTGCTTTCTTCTTGGCAGGCTTTTTCTTTGCCACTTTTTTCTTCGACGCCTTCTTCTTGGGAGGTGGGGCTTCCTCTTCTTCCTCTTCTCCGTCGTCTTCTTCTTCGTACTCGCCCTCCTCCTCTTCTTCGTCTTGCTCAGGTACTTCGCCCCCTGCTTCCGCAACATACTGTTCTGCTGTTTCTGCAGTGAGGTACCCGGTTACACGCGGCTGATCCTTCTCTTCGTACTCCTCGTTGACTATCTCCAGACCACATTTCTCGCCGACCAGATCGTCAACATCCAGATCGAACGGACCATCCGGTGTGTCGTAGCCCATGCAGTCCAGTGCAGTACGGAGTACCCAGAGTGATTGCGGTAGCAACACGAAGCGGTCGAATACAGTCGAGCCGATGTTTGTCTTCCAACGCACGACGACCATCTCGTTAGCGTTTGAGCTGACTTCCTGTTTAGCTTCCATGATCTCAGCGACATAGTAACCGTCAGGTGTGGGCATCCCACCTCCAGCTTCGACATCAGTGAAGTCAACAGAGATTACATTGCCCTTGTTTCTGCGCCCACCACGTCCTGCTTTTTTCTTGCTGCCTTTTTTTGCGGGTCTTTTCTTTCTCGTAGCCATTAACTTGATCTCCTAACTTTTTTCCGTCTTGGTTTTTGTTTGCCCGTAGTCAGGTCCCGGATTTTCTTGAACGTCGGATTGACGATCAGTTCCGGAATAGGACCAGCGGACACCGGTCTGCGAATCTTCGTTGAGTAAAACGCGTGAGGACCGATTCGCATACAGTAGTCCACATGGCGCACTTCTTCTTTGTCTTCTGTCTCCCAGCGTTCTTTAATGAACGTGGACCCGATGGAATCAACTGCACCATCGAGGAAGGAACTTACTGAGGGCATCACACGTGCCCCGATGCTGGGCTCGATTGCTTCTTCGTCGTCGTCGCCCCCGTCATCTACACGTTCATGTGCAATGAGCAGCAGGTTGTAATCATCAGAGAGGTCCCGGAAGTCAGTGATCCACTGCTTCAGCATTCCGGATAGTTGTCCCCAGTTACGCTGTGTGAAAGTTTCGTCTCGTCCCTTGCGTCCCTTACGTAACACCTCTGCCATGCCGATGTCCTGCAGGTTGCTCACCTGATCGACGACGATGGACGCGTACTGAACGTCGGTGGTCTTGTCAAGGAGTGCCCAGTACAGCTCATCCATTTCACTCCACTCAGTGACGCGCACGACATCGATATCTTCTTCCTGAGCAATGGTCTCAGTGCCACGCTCGTTCGTATCGATGAACAAAATAGGTTTTGGGAACGTCGAACCGAAGTGCGTCTTGCCTGTTCCGGAGCGACCGTACACCATCATGACCAAGTTGGTCTTGAGTTCAGCGACCGGTTTAATTTTGTCGAGGATCGATGTTGTCTTCGCCGCTACCTTTTTCTTTGCAAGACGTTTCTTCTTCTTTGCTCTGGGTTTCTTTCTAGCTACCATGTCTCTCTCCTCGCGGCTGGTACTCAGCTTTCATTACGTAGTCAGCATCAAGCCCGCGGACTTCGGCTTCGCACAATGTGCGGAACTCACAGGTTTTGCAATTAAAAGATGACATGCTGCGTGCGCAGCGTCCGCCATCACGTTTGGCCTGAATCTCACCCGTGGTCTGCAGGAAATCATTGACCACTTCAACGACCATGTCGGTGTTGGGCGCAGGCAGGAACACACGCTCAAAGAACGTATCCTCTTTGCCTTCGAGCAACTCCAGCATGTCCACATATTGTTTCGCGTCGAGGCGCTCCCTTCGAATTACTTTGAGATAAGTGTACGGATCGCAATCCAGATTCTTACGCTTCGATAACTCTCCGCTCTTCAGTACGTCAGGTTCAGTCGGTGCTTTCGCCCGTGCGTAGTCCCAACACACACCGTCGAGTTTTTTCTTCGGGTCCTCCATGCCGACAGCCCATATGTACAGCAGCAATTGCAGTTCGGAGAACCGATCCTCTGCAGTCGGGATGGACGCTAGGAATTTATGGTCCATGAGCCAGCGACGTTCCTGTCGATCACGTGCAACCTTATCGATGAAACCGATGAACTTAACAGGTAATGCACCACTACCCAGACTGCTCAGGTCCACCTCGACTTTAATTTCACTCGCTTCGTAGGTCAGCGGGTCCTGCCGATATTTGCGCAGGTAACCTTCGAAAATTGTGCCGCAGTCACCAATGATATCTCCGTGCATGTCTTTTTCTTCTTCGAAATATGCACCGAACTGTTCGGCATACTCTTCGAGCACATCCCACGGATCATTGCCGTCGTAGCCTTTAATTATTTTCTGATTCACATATGCATTGAGCATCTCGTGCAGAATCTCGCCACGGAGTAATCGCACACCTTTGAACTTGCGCTTGAGGCGCTTCAGGTACCGGTACTCCCACGCCTTTGGACACCGTCGATAGGAACTAACTTCACTGAAACTAATCTGATTCATCTGGATGCCTCATTACGTCTGCGATGGTTAATGCAACCTCACTGATGAGGATCATCAATTGCTGGAGTAAGTGGTCTTCCCCACTGAGTTGCTCACGACGTGCTTCTAGTCGGTCGGCGAACTCTTCCAGCAAGTGTGCTGTCTGTAAATCTTCGTCAAGCTGCGGCACTATACTTCTCCCCTTTACCCCATGGTCCCAACTCTGCCTCACCTTCCATGGGCACGCTGAGTTTGATTTTGAATGTATCCATCAGCTTCGGTCGCTCTGCGATCTTTAGCATTTTTGGTACGCACTCATCGATGTACTCATTCTTCACGAGGGTCAGCACTGAGTCGTGGTGCTCGCCAACGAGGCGCACTTTCTTGCGCGAGAATGTCTTGTGAATTTCAATCAGGATCATCGCTTTGTAATCCCCGATCATTGCCTGCACCCCTGAGTTGACTGCCTGACGCTCAGCTTCCATGCGCACCATCTTATCCTTGGCATGGATGCCGGGGAGTCTACGCAATCGACCGGTGAGACATCTTACGTGACCGTTTGCACGTGCCAGTCGTTTCGTTCGCTTATGCCAATCCTCCAGTCGTGAGTACAGTCGGAAGTATGCGCGACGTGCGTTCTTTGCTTCCTGAAAGCTGGGCTCCCAGCCATAGTCTTTTGTTGCCTGCTGGATGAACTTTTTCTCATACATACCGTAGATGAAACCAAAGTTCACCGCTTTTGCTCTGGTCCTACCTTCGTACCACTTACCTTCGACTGCGGTACACGCCTTTGGGCCTGCTTCGAGCAGTCGCTCCAGTGCTGCGGTGTAGTATGCGTATGCTTTTTCGTCGAGCTTCTCAACTGTATCCCACACGAGATCGGCGAACTCTCCCTGCGTGCCGACCGATAGCGTTTCTATCAGGGTGCGCCAGTGCACGTCGATGCCCTCGATAAAACATCGTCTCATTTCAGGATCACGAGAAAGGTGCGCAGCTACACGCATCTCTGCGGTGGCAATGTCCATGGCGCACAATGTCCAACCGTCGGGTGCAGTAACGAGGTTGCGGATCGATCCGTCCCGTGGAATAGGATGGAGGGGTGAACTGTAACGCCCGGTGACAGTGCCGTGGATTTTGTAGTCGAAGTAATACTTGTCTTCGATACGATATTTCTGCCACCCCTTGATGTATGTGTTGAAAAACTTTCCTGCATTGCGGTACTCCAGAATCTTCTTGACTACCGGTTGGTGGATGATGCTGAGCAAAGCTTCTTCAGATGTGGACGGTTTCTTTTTCTTGGTAAAAACTTTGCAGCGATATCCCAGCTCTTCATAGAGGAGTTTTGCAATCTGCGCAGGGCTGTCCCAGTTCAATTCATATCCTGCGATCCCGTTTAACTCCTCGCGCAGTGTGATCTTCTTTGCGAGCAGTTCCATGCCAATCTCTTTACGCGCAGCAGGATCTATGGTCAGGCCTTCCATCTCCGCGTCTTCCATTGCGCGAGCCCCCGGCATCGTCAGCTTCCAGAAGAGACGATGTAGGTTTGGCTCAGCACGTAGCATCTGCTCGAACAGAATGCCCAACCTGAGCGTGTACGCGCCGTCCTGCCCGCAATATTTGTAGTTCCGCATGGGCTTGTCGCTCTTGCCCTGCTTCTCCTCCAGTGAGATGTCGTACTCAGGCTCATCGAGGTAGGTGCGGCACAGGCTGGTCAGATCGTGCGCGAGGTTTTCATCGAGCACGTGATGTGCGAGCATGACATCGAAGGTCAGGCGGAAAGAACCTCCGAACTGGCAGCGCATCCACTTATTATCGAACTTCCCATTTTGTGCGAACGTCTGTTTCTGATCACGATGAGCAATAAAAAACAGCAGCTGCATCAATCGACGCAAAGCGTTACCGTGAGCGAAGGGGCTATGGGAAAATTGCTGATACTCCGGATGCATAAAACCCGGAATCACCCACGTCTTGTGGTCAAGGGCAATCGAAATTGCAGTGATGTACCCATCAGGGTCGAATGGGAAAAGCCCCGATGTCTCGCAGTCAAATGCGAATCGGGGTGCTGCCTCAAACTCTCGGATAAAGGTGTCGAGGTTACCTTTGCGCACAACCGACCAGTTGACTGTGTCATCGCGCAAGCCGCCTCCTATGAGTCGGGCGAGGCGGGCGAGATCGTCTTGAAAGCCGGGGAGCTTCGACGGATCTCGAAGAGTGTACGCTGGATGAAATATTGGCATCCCGATATACGAGACTTTAGGGTTATCAATGACCTCGCCATGGAATTGGTTGATCTTCGCTTTTCCACGGAACAACGTCTTCGTCGCAGGCACACCCGCGGTGACGACGTAACGGGGCTTTAACGCTGCGAGTTCTTTATCAAGGTAAGGACGGCATGCTTTGATTTCCGCTGCCGTGGGAGTTCTGTTATTCGGCGGACGACATTTGACGAGGTTGGTGATGTAGGTTTTGCCAGTCAGGTCATTGCGTTCTAGTTCGTTCCTGAGGATTCGACCTGACTCACCGATGAAAGGTTTGCCCCTTCGATCTTCGTTCGCGCCGGGAGCTTCCCCGATTACGAACACCTCAACGTCATCGAGTTTGCGCGGACTGTCCCCGGACATGCATACCGTCCTCGCATTTTCATGGAGGCTGCACTCGGTGCAGTGGGGGTTTAGACTCGTCACGAGTCGCTGTCGCTCAAGACCATTTCCAGTGCTCCGGTTGCTCTGCTAGGATGGTCCGCCCCAACAGACAATAAACACTCAGTGAAGTGGAGAAAGAGGGAATCCCAACAGAGGAAAACCCTCCCCTCCGGTTCTCGCATCAGCCGCAAGTCGAGACGAGATGGCACAGAATAAAGCAGGGTTTGATCCAACGCAAACAGCAAAGTATTGGCTGGAAAAAAAGGTCTACACGGTACCTCTCCGGAGTAGATCAAAGCGACCAAAATCAACGAATTGGCCTCATCTCCGACTGGTCGAGGACGATCTCGAAAACGGCGCTTTCAAGCTGGGAGATAACATCGGTGCGCTCTGGGGGGACGCTTCTGACCATGCTGTGGATGTCGATCTGGACATGGAAGAAGCGATCTGGGTAGCTGACTACATCCTCCCCGAGACCTTCGTATACGGGCGCACAGGCAAGGAGCGCTCACACTACGTATACAAGGTCATGGGTGCCCAGACTCGCAAGTGGCAGGTGCAGGAACTGGGCACCATCATCGAGATCAGGTCCACAGGAGCACAGTCTGTCATCCCCCCGTCCCGGCATCCTGAGGGCGGCATCTACTGCACCGACGAGGATGAGGATTTCACACAGCTGACCAAGCTGGACCTCGAACGGTTCGCTGATGAGATTGCTGTCGCTTCCGTGTTTGTCCACCATTATCCAGAGTCAGGTTCGCGCCACGATTATGTGCACGCATGCACAGGTGCGCTCTGTCATCAGGAGTGGCCCGATGAAAAGATCGGACGCGTCATGGAGGCAGTCCTCAATATCATCCAAGAAGAAGAGGACGAGATCAGTGACCGGGTGAATGCCGTGCGCAACACTGTCGAGCATCACAAGGCAGGTGATCGCACAAAAGGATTCACGTCACTCGAAGCATGGATAAGCATGCCTGTGATTGCTGCGCTTAAACGGTGGTCAACAGCAGGGAAGATGGAAGGCAAGCTGGTGCTGACACCACCGAACTTGAAACCTGAGCCGTCACGGTTAGCGTTCGATGAATCTCTTTTAGAGGTACCGGGGCTGGTAGGGGACATTACAAAATGGGCTAACCGCGAATCGTTTATTGATCAACCTATCTTCGGACTGGCGACCGGACTCACATGCACTGCACTGGCGACATGTAATCACTACCTCGTAGAAAGTTGGGACACACCTCTGCAACCCTACATGATGATCACTGCACCGACTGGCGGAGGGAAAGACACATGTCATCGTTCGGTCGCAAAGTTCGCGCTCAAGCTTGGGCTCGATGAAGCTGTCATTCAACACTTTCAATCTTACTACGCGATGCTCGATCACTTAGGTGAAGAAGGTATCGGGTGCTGGTTGTGGGATGAAGCTGCTCGTTACATGGCGAGCGCAAAGAAACCCAGTTCGACAGATTTTCAAACACTCAGTCACGTCATCTCCCTTTACGGCTCAGCTAACAAATTCGTTCCCGGCGCACCGGGACGCAACCGAGCCATTCCACCGCTGGATAATCCTTTCCTCGTTGTCTGCGCTACTGCGCAACCTGAGATGCTGATGGAGGCACTGACTAGCGCTGCGCAGGAGACTGGTTTCGTAAATCGATTCTTACTCTTCGACACAGGCGTCGAATACCACGGTGTCAACCAGAGGCGCAGTCATGTCTTCCCTTCTGCAATCAGCAAGCAGGCAAAACTCCTGCGTGATCATGAACCGATGGACGGTGACTTCACTCAAATTAAGTTCGCAGATACACGGACGTTCACTTCATTCCAAGAGTTCGAAGAGGCATCACGTCGTCGAGCAATGGGGGGACAACATACGTGGAGCCGAGCGAATCAAAACGCATTAATTCTGGCAGGCATCGCAGCTGTCGGTGCCGATGCACGTCGTCCTATTATTGATATCGATCTGGGTAAGTGGGCAATTCAACTCGTAACATGGAGCAATGATTGCTGGGATGAAAAGCTACGCATGACAGCTGCGAGTGACAGCTACACCGAGAAAGATTCATTCAAGATCGAACGCATCATCAACAACCCTTTTAAGTACGCTGAACAAAAAGCTAACTCCACACCACAACGCATCCTACTCAGGGAAGGCTTCACCCCTCACAGTGTAATCACTCGCAACACTCGCGGCCTCGATGCAAAAAGACGCACACAAATTCTCGATGACCTGCATGAAGCAGGACTAGTTGGTTCGACCGAAAAGAACGATCAAGTCGTGTATTTCCCGCACGCTCCCAAATAGCATAGAATTATGTTAAATACTAAGTGATTGATTTATAAGGTTTTTTTGCCTCTCCTTTACACAGCAGCACTGCCGTGATAAAATGAATTTCATTCATTATACAGGCACACGCAAAAGGAGCACGACATGGCAAAGACCCAGACACAAGACCTGACCAAGCTTGCCGATGAACTCGGCAGCATTCGCGCACACATGGCTGACCTGAAAGATCGCGAGAAAGAGATTCGCGAGACCTTCATCGAAGCCGGTGTGACCGCTCTCGAAGGCGAGAGCTTCCGCGCACTGGTAGTGGAGTCAATCCGCACCCTGATCGACTGGAAGGCAGTCGCTGCGAAACTGGAGCCCAGCCGTCAGTTGGTCACCGCGCACACGACCGAGAAGGAAGTCATCTCGATCCGTGTCAATGCACGCCGAGGAGGATCGGCGTGAAATTCCGAGTAGAGGTAAACACTGTTGGTGACCCGGACGATTCATGGTCCGGGAATGCCATCACTCATGCGTCACGGGCGCAAGCAAAGTGGGCGGCAGAGAATCTGTTCGACCGCTGGACTGCAGTCGAGAAATGGCGCGTCGTAGATCAGAACGGCAAGGTTGTTTTGGAGGGACCCGAATGAGGATCGCTCTCGCCTTCACTGGTAAGTCCAAGACTGTGGCTCAGTACCTGCCGGATAACTTCCGGGTACTGGGCCGCAGCTTGGATAACACCAAGACCATTATTATAGGTGTCGATGACCACGGTTGGTCACTCGACGCTTACGTGATCCCACGTCTGGGATCGGCACTCATCCACTGCGAAGAGGTCTTCGAGATCAACGGTCTCAACATCACGCAGCTGGAACTCAATCTGAAAAGGGAGCAAGACAGATGCCAAGAGTCACACACGTAAAGTCAGCCCGGAAAGACAACCCGGTCTGCAAGAAAGGCGAGAGCTACTACTGGTGGAAATTCCGCTACGGTGGCAAGCGTTACTCTCTTACACGTCCCCGGCCCAGCCAGCTGACGCAGTCAGCGTACTACTCACAGATCCGCGGACTGGTCGAGCAGATCGAAGACACCGAGGTCAACGACAACGACGACTTCACATCGCTGCGCGATGAGGTGTCCAGCGAACTGCAGACCATCGGTGGCGAGTGTCAGGAGAACCTCGACAACATGCCCGACCAGTTGCAGTACGCGCCGACAGGTGAGTTGCTGCAGGAACGTATCGATGCGTGTGAGAACGCGTCGTCCGAAGTCGATGGCGTCGAGGAGTTCGATGAGGAAGAGCCTGAGATCGCTGACTACGATCAGGACTGTCCCGACTGCGATGGTACGGGTGACAACCCTGACTATGACAAAGATGATCCGGATGACGATGAAGAGTGCAGCACATGCAGTGGCACGGGCGAAGGCGTCATCAAAGAGGAGTATCACGACGCTGTGTCCGAGTACAAAGAGAAGCTCGCCGAGTGGGCTGACACATGCAAGCAAGAGCTGATGGATTACGTCAGCGAAGCGGAGGTGTGACATGAAGTTCAAACTTGAAAGCGCACAAGGGATGGCAGTACAGCATCCCGACACGTTCGAGGTGGCAACCATCGACAAGCTGCGCGAGGTCGTGCAGCCCGGAGTGTTCGCAAAGATCTGCATCCTCGACGATGGAGGCGAACGCATCTGGACCAAGGTCACCAAGGTTGAGGGTGTCAAGGTCAAGGCGACGTTCGCCAACGAACCTTTCGACATCGATGCCCAGCACGGTGACCGAGTCGAGTACCAGCTGCACAACATCTACAACGTCACGTCGGAAGACGGGAAGGAGCTGGCGTGAGCAAGAGTGACAATCCGTTCAAGGTAGGTGAGACAGTCAGCATCCAACGTGGTGCTGGCTGGCTCACCGGGACTGTCATCAAGACGATACTGGCACGCGTGCACATTCAGATCGGCGACAGGGTGTTCGTTGAAGACTGGCACGACTGCAAACTAGGAGCAATATCGTGATACCGAGCCAAGACAAATTCGAAGAGATCGGCATCGAAGTTTGGGAGACGGCGCAGGAGATATTCGAAGCTTGCGATGCTGCCGATGACTTCTGCCACCAGACCGGGTTGGTCTTCGGCGGCACTAACCGAATCAAATTAACGACGCGTGGTTGGGTTGCAGAGGAGTCCCACTGCACTGAAGAATTCCTGACCGCATTTGACCGCATTGCATACACGAGGATGTGTTCGTAATGACCAGACAACGCACCAACAAATCCGGCTCACTCGGTCCCGCGTTCCACGCGTGGCTGGAGTGGCTCGAACATACCGAACACGTCTTGCTGGGTACTGGACCTGTCAAGGGCAAGCCCCTGTACATGGCAATGAACGATGCACTGTTCAGTCAGCAGAGTGACAGCGACTTCCATAAGATGATGTCGGACTGCGCCCCGGTCGATGCTTACAACGCACGCGTCGTGCGCTCATCAACCAAGTACAAGGTGGACGTCAGCACGCTGATCAATATGCTGGAGAAGTATCAGAAGGAACTGATCTACATCCGCGACACGCGACCGATCAATCTGCCATTCGAATGGTGCACGCTCGTGATCACAGGCTATGGCAAAGACGACATCTTAGTGTGTCTGAATGAGACTGACCCGAAAGACAACAGAGACTATCCCGAACTGAACATCGAGGCAGGCGAGAAGTTCATCGACTGCAACATCGCATTTTACCGGGCAGAAGGTGTCGAGATGATGGACGGTGACGTCAACGTACACCAACGACTGAGCTACTGCCCGGTCGAGCTACACTTTAATAAGGGACTGCTCGAAAGTGAGACAGAATTCCTGAATGCAATCGCTGAAGGTGTCACTGTTACTAAGATGGGGGAACAGGTTGTTGAACTGGTACGTATCCTGACCCTGACGTGGATTCATTCATTCCACTTGTCGTCGATGTTACGACGCAAGCGTCCCGGATTACCTGCCGAGTTCGGTAACAACTTCAAGCGCAAGAGACTGCGCAAGAAAAAAGATCACCCGCACTTCGAGCACTTCATTGTCGAGCTGGAAGTCGATGAGCCTGACCCGATGCAAGAAGGGCGGACAGTCTGGCAACCGCGGAAGCGCATGCATCAGGTGCGTGGATTCTTCAGACACTACAGGTCAGGCAAGGTGTCATGGGTCAAGCCGCACTGGCGCGGCGACGAGGCACTGGGCGTCGTCAAAAAGGATTACGAGTTAACACTGCATGAAGAGGAGTACTGCAATGAGTAAGACACTACAGGAAGAACGCGACAGCTGGGAGAACAAAGAACGCATGACGTTGGTCACGCATTTCAAACTGAAACACCGCGACGCCTGCATCAGCGTATTGGTTGAGTCCCACTCCGGCGCGAACGGTGTGCCGACGCTGTTTTACGACATGATCAGGTACTTCAAGATTGGCGACGACTGGGTCACGAGCTGTGACATCAAGTCAGGCAGTGCGCATGACGTTCTGCGCAAAATTGGTGAGGTGATCTGATGAGCACTGGCAACAACCGAATTCACGACAAGTTACGTGCGATGGTGGACAAAGCGTGCAAGGGATTGCTGCCACCTATCGCGGATCGCATTCGAGATGCTGCACGTCGAGCTTACTGTCTCGGCATTGAAGACGGCATGAAGATGGCAAGAGAAGAAGAGGAAGACCCTACCCCGTGGTGCCACGCCTGTGGCGCAATGGAGCAGGACAACTGTGACTGTCTGCCAATTGCAGACAACAACTAAGGAGCAAGACAATGGGTAATGAACTGACAATCAGAGTCACCACCGGTAACCCGGAAGAAGACAACGAGAAGATCGATAAAATTCTGGAGGTGTTGCAAGACGCCGAAGAAGAGAACGAAATCGATTTCCCTTTCACCGTAATCCGTAACCAGTACCCGAGGTAATCGACATGGCAAAGCTAGCGGTACAAGTTACAAGCGTAGTCGTCAAGCTCGTCGCATTTAATCCTGCGGAGTTCGATGACGAGGATGCACTCTGCGAAGAGGCGCGGGAGGAATTCGAGTCTGAGTTACAGGACGCGGGTTTTGTTGTGTCGCACTCGACCACGCTCGTCAAATGGGAGGATGAGGGATGAAAACGCTACTGACATTAATAGCAGTGATCTGCCTGATTGCATCAGCAGGTGTGCCCGCAGAGACGGGGTGGTACAAGCTGATCCTTGTGACAGTGAGTGATCACTTCGATCCGCAGATAGGGACGTTCGACACACTGCGGGAGTGCACGACTGAAGGTGCGCGACTGTTACATGATCAGGACATGTACGCCGGGTTCGGATGCGTGTACTGGGATGGTGAATCGTAATGGCTGTTGGATTCCTGCTCTTCCCCGTGGTCGTGTTAGGAGCACTTCTCATTGTCGCAGTGAGACTGTTGTACTGGACAGTTACCTATGTGGTGCCAGTAGCAGGTGCTATTTACCTGCTCTGGCGTTTCATAGCGTGATCCGGTCGTTTGACACAGGAGCGCAGATGTGCATAATAGGAGTTGAGTGGCGGAGTAGTGATTAGAACCCTGCCGTTGATCCCGCGAGAGACGCGGAGCTGATGACCCGACATACAGGTGAGGCACCGAAGATCGATGACCGGAGTAGGAGTAACAGGAACGTTGATCCCGCCACTCACATTTTTAACGTAAGAAAAGGAGTACTACCAATGTTAATGTTTTCAAAAGACGATAACGTCATCACCCGCGAAGAGCTGTCAAGGTTCGACGCGCCGACACTCGCACTGCACACACGTTCGCACAAGCCGGTACCGTTCTCGAACGGCATCGACCTCGTACAGGACGTCGCAGAATCTGCTGGCTTCCGCTTCGGCGAAGAGCAGTACGTACTGGCTCGCAACGACACGCAGTTGTTCGGCCTGATTGAGGTCGTGAACTTCAGCAGCGAAGAGTCGAAGATTTGTCTAGGTGTTCGTAGCTCAGTCAACAAGTCTCTGAGCTGGCAGCTCTGCGGTGGCGAGTCACTGTCGATCTGCACCAACCTCGATCTCTTCGGCAACATCGTGCTGAAGCGCAAGCAGACCACGTTCGTAATGAATGACCTGCGCATGATGGTCGTCAACTTCATGGGACAGTTCACCGAGAGTGTCGAGCAACGTGCCGAGCAAGTCGCCCGGTACAAGCAGGCCCAGCTGAAGGATGCCACGGCAAATCACTGTATCATTCAGATGCTGCGTCAGGGTATCATCAACACGCAACGCGTCGAGAAGGTCGTCAACGAATATTACGAGCCGTCTCACGCCGAGCACCTGAACGAGAATGGCGAACGCACAAACTGGACGCTGTTCAATGCCGCGACCGAAGCGTTCAAGGGCTCACCGATCAGCACGTATACCGAACGGTCACAGAAGCTTCACGACCTCATCGGCAACGCAACGAACTACGCACTAGCGGCATAGTTGTGTAGTGCTCCTGCCCCCCTGATCCAGAGATGGTGACGGGGGGTTTTTTTATGCCTCGATTACACGATCAAGCAGGAACCCCTCTATTTAACATAATCCCCAGTTAACATAATGACTTTACCGGTTGCTTGACAAGCGCTCCTGTGTATGATATAAAGGACTCCTTATATATACGACGGCGAAATCGCCCACAAACAGGAGCAAGACATGATCACACTTTCCACTTACCAACAAGCAGTAATCGACTGGGTCCAGACCCACGTCGATAACATCGGAGTCGCAGCGGCACTCATCGTTGAGGCAGTCGCAGGCAGCGGCAAAACTTTCACCATCGTCAAAGCAGCGCAGCTGATCCCCTCATCGGCCAAAGCTGTTTTCCTCGCATTCAATAAAAGCATCGCCACCGAGCTGGGCAACAAGCTTCCGGACCACGTCGAGTCGAAGACACTCAACGCACTGGGCTGGGCACTGTGCCGCTATCGCATGGGCAAGCACATCACGGTCGAGCGCAACAAGACACGCGACCTGATCCAACGGCTGCTCCCTGAGGAGTCACGCGAAGTGATGGCAGAGCTGCTCAACATCATGGGCAAGGCAAAGTCTCACGGGCTCATCCCCTCAGGCATGCCCACGCCTCGCGGCACGTACGAAGCCACTGACGACCGCTGGATCAAATTGATGGATCGCTACGACGTTGACCCGAATGGCTGCGGCGAAGAGACATTCCTTCGCTGGGCGAACATCATCCTGAAGGCAGGCCTCGAAGAGCAAAACGTTTTTGACTTCGACGACCAGCTGTACATGCCCGTCGCATTGGATCTGCCCGCATGGGGATACGACTGGATCATCATCGATGAGGCACAGGACGTCAGCCACGTACAGCGCACCCTGCTCCGCAAGTTCATGAAGAGCGCCGGTCGCCTGATCGCAGTCGGCGATTCGAATCAAGCCATCTACGGATTCCGCGGAGCGGACTCGCAGTCACTCGCCAACATCGGTCGAGTGTTCAACGCCGAGACGTTGCCGCTTTCGATCAGCTACCGCTGCCCCCGCAAGGTCGTCGAAATCGCGAAGCAATTCGTACCGCAGATCGAAGCCAGCGACACAGCCGAAGACGGCGAAGTCCTGAGCCCCACGAGCTGGGCAGTCGAATCGTTCAGCGACGATGACCTTATCGTATCGCGCACGACCGCACCGCTGATCGAGCTGGCATACAAGTGCATCAGCGAAGGCAAGAAGGTGCACGTCATGGGCCGCGAGATCGGCAAGGGTCTCATCAACGTCATCAAGAAGGCTGGCGGCAAACGCTCGAAGACAATCGAAGAGCTGCGCCCGAAGCTGGACCGCTGGCAGCAGCGCATGATCCGCAAAGCCGAAAAGGATGAGGCGAAGATCGCAGCGATTCAGGACAAGGTCGATTGCATCAACATCCTGAGCGCAGGCCTCGACACGATCAAGGAACTGACCGACGCCATCGAAGCTATCTTCAGCGACAGCCATGGCGGCACGACACTCGCGACGGTGCACAAGGCGAAGGGTCTTGAGGCACCCCGAGTATTCATCCTGAACCCGGACAGCATGCCGAGCCGCTGGGCACGTCAGGAATGGCAAATGGAACAAGAGCGCAACCTGCAGTATGTCGCAGTGACTCGCGCTCTCGAAACTTTGGTTTATCTTCCCCTCGAAATCGTAGGGGCATAAGGAGCACGACATGGCAGTTAAAGAAATCAAGACAGTACAGATCATCCCGACGTGGAAAGCCGCGGCTAGCATTTACATCATGGCGCTAGAGAACGGAACCCGCGAAGGGCAAGACGCCGCACGCGCAGGCATCTACGAGATGGCTGAGCACCTCGACCGAATCAACGCGGACAACAGTGACACTGACGATTCCTAAATGGATGAAAGCCCCAGTGGTGGGGCTATGTCACAAACGTAAAAAGGAGCACTACCAATGTTAAAAGTTTATCACTACGCAAGACTGACCAAGACTGAGATTAAGCAAGTCAACGGTTCGAACGGTGGCTGGGATTGCAGTCCGCGGTTACGCCGCTATGCCGCGGTCACGATGTCCGCCAAACCTGAAGCAGTAATCGATGGACTGATCGAAGGCGAATACCATTTGGTCGCAGTCGTCGATTCCGGTGACCTCGAAGACGGTTTCAGGTTTACCAATCACATCGAAACAGACTGGGCGAAGCAGCCCGCTGAGATCGTGACCGCACTTCCCGGTGATCATCGCAGCACGTCAGTCGGCGACATCATTGTCCGGGACGGTAGCACTTACATCGTCGCGGGTTGCGGTTTCACGTTGCTGGGCGAAGTACCGAAGCCACGACCGGTGGCGCGAATCGAGTACCTGCAAATTGTTCCCGGTTACGATGGGGAACCTGACATCGAGGTGAAATCATGAATGACACGAGAACCTGTACCGAGTGCGACCAGCCGCTGGATGGAATGCATACCGGCAACTGCGGTAAGCGCACCATGGATTGTCCTGACGTCGTCGAAGATGACTGCGGTGCTGAGTACCGCTGGACAATCACAAAGGATCACCTCGACGGTGATGGCGAACACTCGCGAGTCGGCACGGTAGGTCCGCGCAATGCGCATGATTCGGTAACCGATAACCCGTCGCGATTCAGTCTCTACGATGATGACGACAACTGCTATTACGAGGGCATGCTTTACGGTGACTTCGAAGGGTTCGAACCGCTGGATGACTTTGGCACGCCGAACGCGGGATGCGTGAAAATGAAACTCGACGGGGAGTGGCTCTAATGGGACTTCAAGCAATCAGCTGGCAAGCGTACTGGCTCGATGACGCGTGGACTAAACCGGGCAAATCGCACGCGTTTGTGCGGGGAGTCTGCGGCACGGGTTACGTCGCACTGTGCGGTTACGAGCCCGCATACAACTGCAACCCGATGCACCGCGAAGAGCCACGTTGCAAACGGTGCGAAGCCAAAGCAAAACAAACCGACATGCCAGAGTGCATTTAACTACACGGGAGCACAAAACTAATGAGTAACGCAGCAAACACGACGGGAAAATACGAGGTCAAAGAGACCGTGATTTACGGTTACAAACTGGAGCTGGAACTGTTCGAAGAGCAAGGCGACGAGCGCTCCGATTGCAGTGTGACGCGGACGGTAAACGGGCAAGAGTTCGGCGGATCACTGGGCATGTTGATGGGGTTCGGTACGCTCGAAGACTATCAAACTGGCGATGAGTACGTGGTATCCGACACGCATCAAAAGGCGATTATAAAGTGGGCGGAGGAGAACGGGTACTGATAAAACTCGCGCAGACTTTTAGATCCGAGAAGGGCGCGCACATGTTGCGCGTCTTTTTTTGTGCGTTACTGTTACACGGGAGCACAATATCCGCGCAGACTTATAAAACGGGCTCGCGATTGCAGGAGGATTGCAGCACGATTGTTTTTTAAGTGTATGATTAAGAAGGCGATTGCAGGATTGCAGGGATTGCAGAGTAAAAGAGAGGTAGAGGGGAAAAGGGAAAGGGTTGCAGAGGTAGTATATAACTCACTCACTCTATACAATCCTGCAATCCTACAATCCTGTTACTAACTTACTGATATATATACTCGCATCGCGATTGCAAAAATACAATCCTCAAACAATCCGCATAGGTAAGCCATTCCCGTGGGTTGCGTAGCCGTGTAACGCGCAGTGCAAAACAGATCCGGT